ATTTACCGCTTCCAGCGACTTTCAAAGTCATTTGAGCAGTATTCGTATCTGATGATAAATCACCAACAACTTTACCTAATCCTTTCCAGATAACTCCAGAAATGTGAGTCACTGTCCATGTACCTAAAATAGGTGATTCTGAAAGTTTTGGTAAATTCTCAATTTCATTTCCAGAAATTGGGTCAACTGCCACAGGGCCTTCCATTGACCATCTGACACGATTAATTTGATCAATCATTTCACCAGCTCCAGTAATTGAATTCGCATCATCATTTGAGCGAAATCCACCTGGGTCTAAATTAAATGTTTCGTTAGATTTGGCTTGAAATCTAAACTCACCTAGAGTAGCATGTTTGCAAACAATTTCTACAATATCTCCACCTATATAATTCATAATTTATATTTTTTAAAAATTAATATTAAAATCCAGCTTCAACATCAGTAGATTCAATTCTAGCTACTCCAGTTCTTTTGTATCTAAAGTTGGTCTCAAACCTGTCAGGATTGATACTTGATACTTGAACTGATAAACTATTCTTTGAAAACTCAGGTTCTTTTAATAAAGCTCTAACAGCTAAATCATCAAAGAAATCAAATAAAACCGCTTTCCACTCTTTAGGTTTGATGGCCTTTGCAGCATCAGTCATTTGGTCGTCAGCGACCAATACGTGGTCTTTTACATTTATTTCTTCAAGCATTTTGTAACCAAAAGCAATATTCCAATCTAAAATTAGATTTCGTGCATAAGCATATTGAAGTGGTATTTCTCCTGCCGGGTGATATGTAGTTACAAAATCTTGGATTTTATAAACACCTTTATCTAAAATAACAGTTGAACAACCTTTCTTAACCAAAAAGTCTCTATTATTATAATCAGACATGTCGCCTATTGAGCCATTGCTCGGAGTAGGCATATCTGGATATGATTTGTTATTCACATCTAATTGAGGAGTGTCTTGAGCAATTCTAGCCAAGACCAAACATGCGTTGGCGGCTGCTTCACAATTCAGACCATTTGATTTTGGTGCAGGACAAAGAACATTGGTTACCTGGTCAATTCGTGCTGCGGCATCGGTGATAGCAGCTAAATCATCTTTATCATCTAAAGTTGAACCAAATAAAGCGATGAATGGTTTAAATACATTGCCAACATATCTACCTGTAGGTGTTTCTGGGTCAGGAACACCGTTGAAATCTTCTAGGGCGTCTAATGTGGCGGTTCCATAAGGATTTAATACAATTGTATTCCAATCATTATTAAATTGACTAAAGGTTGCCGCAAGGTCTACTATTCCAGCTCCAGCCACTCCGCCTGTTTGGGCATAAGTGACTCCGGCGGTATTTGAACCTGTATCAATCGTTGCATTCACCTGAGCACTTGTTTCACCCTCCCATTTAGTTGTCAAAGTGACAACTCCTAGAGCCGCTACCGCAGTGACTGGTGAGCCTAATACAGAATTAATGGCATCAACCATTTTTGCTGCTATTAATGTAGGCGTATCCAATTTCGCAACTGCAAAATCGTAATTTTGAAAATCAATACTTCTTCTACCCGAAACCACTAAACTGTGAGTTGAATTTGCTGTGGCTGTTCCCGTCACAGTAATTATGATGGTTGATGCAGTCGCTCCAGCATCACTCAATTGAGGGAAAACGATAGTTGGTATTCCACCAACGCCGTCACCGGAAATTGGTCTTAAAATTCTCATCATTTGATGGATTGGGCTACCAAATCCATAAGTTTCTCCAGCCTCTTGAGCTGAAGTAATTTCTTTTTTATCAGTCGATAATCCGGCCTGATTAGCTGTATTGGCCTCGCCAAATATAGCTATGACTTGAGGAAGATTAGGCGTATCATTGTTAAAAAAACCTTTCTTGATTTTATAACCAGATACTCTACTTCTTCTTTCAACTCCAATCGCTGTTGATATTGATGTCATCTGTTTTAATTTATTAATTTATATTGATATCCTTTATCTGTTAATTCTAATTTTACACCTGTTAAACTTTCGGCTAATAAAACGCCATTCCATAACGCTTGATTCTCCATGATACGAACAGAGAAATTAATTCGACACATTCTACTGTAATTAGTATCTTGCGAATTTGGTTGTTCATACATCTGTATCGATTCAACAGTTTTTCCACCTATACTTCCGGGCGCTAATCCTAAAGTGATATATTTATGGCTTGATAAAATATACCTACATAAACCAACGTATTTCAGCATCTTTAAAGCAACCACCTCATCGCCAGGAGTCAAACCTTTTGCCTTACCACTAGCGTAAATATCAATGAAATAATTTGTTCTAGCTTGAACATCTGATTGAGTGTTGTATGAATTATTAAAAGAATCGAACAAGACGTTCACAACCACTTCCTCAGTCTTATCAACTGGCGTAATTCTTTCTCTAAATATCTTTTGGTTTTCAGGTAAGGATTGTAGGGTTTTTTGATTTGCTAATTCAACAGCTAAAATTTCGCCGATTTTATCACCAACAATTTCAAAGTTTTGTCTAGGGATTATTTCTGTGATTATTGCTGCCATAATTATAATTCAAAATCACCTAAAATGCACACAATCAAACCAAAAGTTTCATCGGGAAAATTTTCTCGAATAACATATTTTTTATCTATACCACTGCTATCTTTTACAATAACCTTGTGACCTAGTAAATTCACCTCCTCATTTGTTCTAACCGGATATCCAACATCAACCAATTTCTGCTCATCTATACAAATATGAGCATTTTTTGAATTAATTTGAGTTCCATCCGTATCAAAATTCAAATGATGTTTGGTAGCCCACCCAGTGATATTAAAAGATTGTGCATCATCAGGAGTGGTGATGTTGATGTTTTCTTCAAACCCTCCAGATGTGATGTATCTTTTAGCATCTTGTCTTATTGACTGTAATAGGCTACCACTCATTATTTTATTCTTGAGCTTGTTCTAAAATAGCTGCAATGATTGTAGCCTTTGTGGCACTTTCATCAATCTCAAAATTATTTTCCTTTGCATAAGCAACTAACTCATCTTTCTTTAATTTTGATAAATCGAAGTCTTCATTATCAACTGATTCAACTTCTTTGATATAGCCTTCTTTGACTAACTGCTTAACATCACCAGCCAATTGACACTCATCAACAATATCACCTGCATGGGCAATTTTATTACCCATGAGAGATATCGCTATTACTGAAACTAAATACTTTTTCATGATCTTAAGCTAGAGTCTGAATTGTATAAATTCTGTCAATACTTACCGGAATAGCCAAAGGAGCTGAAGCGATTTCAAACCAATGAGCTTTCTTAAATGGGTCAATGAAATTATTAATGTAGAATTCTGCTTCTACTGGAGTAATAAATTCAGGATATTCTGCATTTGATAAATCGCGCTTAATAGCAGGTAAACCTGCGAAAGCTGTTCTTCCAACAAAATCTTCTGCGATTAAAATTACATTTTTCACATTAACATATTTGGTTTTCGTACCATTATCTAATTCATAGAATTCATTATACGTCCATAAGTTAATAGAATAATCTGCTGTCGCAATCTGACCGTGGAATACTAGACCAGAAACATTATCAAATTGAGGCATTCCAATTTCTAATCTAGAAATTCTTCTAAAATTAGCTTGTTCTTTTACCTCAGCATTTGACATGAATTCTTTGAAAGCATCGCGCCCAAAGATTGCATTAACAGTTGAGCCTGAAGACAAACCTTCTTCTCTTAAGAATTCGCAGCCTAATGCCAAATCAGCCATAGGTGTTGAAGTAGCTTCATTCCATCTCGCACCGGCGCCCAAGGCAACTATTGAAGCGGCTTTTCTTTTGAAATCAATGTTATCGCCACTATTCAAAGTCACGATACCTGTTTGAAGTGCCTGAGCTCTTTGAAGCTCAATTGCTCTTTCAATTTTCTGTCTCAATTTCATCATATTCATAATCGCCTCGCGAATCATATTCAACGCATCTGGAGTTGATGGATTCGTTGATTGCCCAAAAGTAACGTCGTACCGTTGGCAACTTGTGAAATCCCAACTTTCATTGAAATAAGGAGGAATGAATAATTTCTCTAGATGTTTGCTAA